TACCCCCTCCTCTCTAGCAAGCAAGGCAATTTCCCACTTTAGCATGGTAAAGTGCTAAAGTGCTAAAGCGTCAGCAATGCTTTAGTGTAGTAAAGTGCTAAAGCGGTAAAGCGAGTACAAATAATTGGACTGATAGTAAGTACAAATAATTGGACTGATAAAGTGTACAAATATTTGGACTAATCAGAAAATAAAAAATAATACCCTTACGCAATAAAGAGCAAAAATATTTAGTTAAATAGAATTAACAAATACATAAAAGAAAAAATATAATGTTTACAATTTATTCATTGACAATTGCGGTGTGGTGTGATATACTATATATAGAGTTAAGGGAGAGGAACAAAAGAAAAAAACCTTAACAATAAAAAGGAGGTAAGCAGAAATGAAAAGACTTTTTGTTTGTGAATGGTGTGACAAAATATTTGACGATGAGCATGAAGCCAAACAGTGTGAAAGAAGTCATTTGATACCCGTGAATGTAAACCCCACATTTTATACAGAGGGTGCTAAAATTCCAGAACTTGTAAAAGTTGATTTTGGAGCAGAGGAAGCAATTTACAGACGTATAAAAGGTGCAACAATGCCACAGGGGGAGTAAACATGAAGATAACAATAAAATCAATCGTAACAATCCTACTAACGGCTGTATTTTGTTTGTTATCACTAGCCGGAAAGATAACAAGTGAACAGTACATGACAGTTTTTACAACTGTAATTGCGTTTTACTTCGGAACTCAGTTTTCAAAAAATGGTAAAGTCTAATGTGGAGCACGATAATAGTTGCAGTGCTATCCCTGATAGGTACATTTATTGGTAGTTATTCAGGGTTTAAGCTAACAGAGTACCGAGTGCAACAGCTGGAAAAACGAGTAGCAGAGCATAACAATTTTGCTAGAAGATTGCCAGTAGTTGAAGAGCAAATAAAAGTAATTAACCATAGATTAACAGATTTAGAGGTAAAAGAAAAATGACATTTAAGGAATATATTTCTAAAACCCTAGGAAAATCAATTGAGTTTGACGGGGTTTACCCGTATCAGTGTTGCGACTTAGTTAATGATTATATGCAAAAATGTTTTAACGTTTTTACATACTATCCATATAATTTTAATGCTCAACAGTATTTTACACGCTTCGAAGAGGTATCGGCTCTTGTAAAGAATTTTACAAAAATTTCAAATACTCCTGAGTTTGTACCAATGCAGGGTGATATATGTATTTTTAAGTCGGCTGATAATATCGGGCATATCTCAATAGCAACGGGCGATGGAAACACAAGCTATTTTTACAGTTATGACCAAAATTGGAATGGGCATAACTTTGTAGCAAAAGAGAGGCACACGTATACTAATTTTTTAGGTGTTCTGAGATATAAAGGCAATTCACTTGACAATTCAGGACTAAAACGTGGGGATAACAATGCAGGGGTTTACGCTTACAAAATGATGTTAAAATTGGCAAAAACTTGTAAAATAATTAGTACAAGTGTTGATTTTAACGGCATTTATGGTAAAGGCACTGAAAAAGCTACAAATGAGATTTTGCGAAAACTGAAAAAGAAAGAGAATGGAATAGCAGGAGCGAAACTAATTAATGCACTTTATGAAGCCATTCTTGACAAAATAGTTAATTTTTAACAGTTAATACGTTATGTGAGCATTTAACAATACAACAGCAAATTGATAATAATTAACATTTACAAAATAAGAGTGCTAAACCGCTATTGTTATCTAACGTACATAACTATTATATTAAACAAATTACAAAAAAAAAAAAAAAAAAAAAAAAAAAAAAAAAAAAAAAAAAAAAAAAAAAACATGGAAAGAGGTTTTAAAACATGAATGGTTTTAATGTGAACATGAGCAAAAAGGATATTTTTAACGCTAAGAGTGGAAGTATTTCAATCAAGACAACAGAAGCGAGCGAGTGGCACACTGTTTCAGGCTGTGCAGTGGTAGAAAATGGTGGACTTGATAGAGATAAGAAACCATGTGATATTGGCTACATCGCTACAGACATTGGAGTTTTTGGGTTCTCTTCTAAGGTTTGTCTTGACCACATGGAAGAATTGGCAGACATTCTCAGCGAGTGCCTAAACGCAGGCGAAGAAGTAAAGGTAAGATTTGTCAAAGGCAAGTCAACCAATGGTGAATTTTACTCAATCCAGATACAGTAAATAACAAAATCGGCAGAACGTGGTAATAAAAGTTGCCACGTTGCAACCGATTGAAAAAAGAGGTGAAAAAATGGGTTCAAAAATAAAGCCATGGAACTGGAGCGAATTTGGAGTTTCAAACATAGACAAAACACAACTAACTAGCTACTATTACAAAATGTTGCTAAATCGTGTTATCAATATGTTTACATGGGATAACTTACCAGATACCATTGATGAACAGGTGATGAACTTTTGGCTATTTGTGGCAGGAAGAGTTGTGTTCACTGAGTTCAATGGGAAACTATATGCACTAAATGGAAATTATGGAGGTTATCCTAACGAGTATTATTTGCCTACAGAATTTGTTATTGCCAATCCAATTTTAGGAAGTAAAATTGTAAAGTTAGACGTTGACGGAGTGGCAATGTTTAACAGTGATACCGACAAATATCCCACACAAACAATGACAGGTGGTTTGTATCCTATACTAACACTAACAGCAAATATGCTAGCCGATTGTGTGGTAACAATATCCAGTGCATTGAAAAACGGCAGAGTTCAGACCGCATTTTTGTGCAAAGATGATACAGTGAGAATTGCAGGTGAAAAAGTTCTAAAACAGTTATATAACGGCAATCCTGCTGTTATGATTGACGACACAATTTTAAACTGTATTACACCGATAAAAATGGCAGATAATACAAGTGTTGCTACAATCCTACAGCAGACTGTTGAAACGTATCAATTTTGGCTTGCAAATTTTTACAATTCAATCGGAGTAAATGCAAATTTTAACATGAAACGAGAACGGCTAAATACAGCAGAGGTTAATATTAATGATAGTGCATTATTTGTAAATGTTATTAATATGTTGAATAACCGACAGCAGGCAGTTGATAAAATTAACAAAATGTTTGGTACAAACATAACTGTTGAAATTTCTGAGGAATGGAAAGACTTAACAGAAACTGAGGAACCCCCTACAGAGGAAGAGGGAAAAGACAATGCGGAAGATAATAACGCTGAATGAGTGGGTTGAAAAGTTTCCCACTATAAATACTATCTTTGACAAGGTATCAGCAGACTTGAAATTATTTACAGTTTTTACATCGGCTGAAATGTTCTCATATTTTGTAAACAAGTTTGGTGAGCGTGGTTTTTATCTGTATTATGATAGCGAAAATGTCACAAATAATACTAATAGAGTGAAACAGGCAAGCGACTATATAGCATTATATGGTAAATCTCACAAATACGAGTACGACAAGTTAGTTGATACTCTATCATTGGAATATAATCCCATTGAAAACTATTCCATGACAGAAAAAGGAGCAGACACAAGAACACCAAACATCACGCAAACAAACAGGGGTGTAAATACAAATACTGTAGGGGTTGACACGTCAATTACAACTGGAAAGACAACTTTTGACAAATCTGATAGTTTTATCAATGATACAAAAACTACCAATACGGGAACTAATACCGATACGCAGGATATAAACACTACAGTTACCACGGCAGGAGATGAAAAAACTGTACATGAATTTACAAGAAGTGGTAATATAGGAGTTACCACGTCACAGCAGATGATTGAAAGTGAACGTCAATTAGCCATGTTTTCTGTAGTTGATTTATTCGTCAAGGCAATTGCCGATATAATTCTAATCGGAGTATATTAAAAAATGCAAAAAGTGAGAAGCCCGACATATGCGGAAAATTATGTCAATCTTGCAAGAGCAGTTGTGTTAAAAGTAGTAGTAGATACACTCCAAGGCAAGAAAGATTTAAAAGACTATATTTTATATAGTGATGATTTTGTGTTTTGGTTATGCCTTGCAGATTGGTTAAAATATGAAAATGTTATTAAAGATAAGTTTTCATGTTTTAAAGGGATTGACAATACGTTGAGAAAGAAACTAAACACATATTATCGCCTTAAAGGTGAAGAAATAAAGAGAGGTAAATTATAATGGAAGTTACACAAATTGCCACAATTTTGAATGAAGCACAGCAGGAAATAATCGGTGAGGGTGCTATAACAACGGAAAATCTTGAAAACGTTGTCGACATGGGCAAGCAGATACTTGAAGTGACAGATGTTGACAATTACGTCCGTAAACTGATTGATAAAGTCGGTAGGACGACTTTTGTTGACCGAGTTTACAATTCGACAGCTCCCGACATTTTGGTGGATAATTGGAAGTATGGTTCTGCGATGCAAAAAGTTCGTTGTGAAATGCCTGATGCTGTTGAGAATGACAGCTGGAAACTAACCAATGGTCAAAGTTATGACCCATTCGTATTTACTGCACCTAACGTTCAGTCAAAATTTTATGATAGCAAGGTAACGTACGAAGTGCAGATGTCATTTACAGAAATGCAGGTCAAGAGTGCATTTAATTCACCTGCTGAAATGAATAGCTTTTTTGCTATGATTGAAAACAGAATACGTTTTAAGCTCACTTTGTCAAATGACATACTTAAAACACGAACTGTTAATAATCTTATCGCAGAGAAGATACACAGCAATAACAATGTTGTTAATCTTTTGACAATGTATAACACAGAGTTTACTCAGCCCCTGAAAGCGGACCACGCTCTTATGGATAAAGATTTTCTAAGATATGCAATTGGCAAAATCAAGGAGTATATCAAGTACATTCAGCGTCCGTCAATGCTGTTCAATGACGGCGGTTACACAACTTTCACTCCTGAAAGTGACATGAAAATGGTGCTTTTGTCACGATTTGTAAATACTGCTGAGGTTTATCTACAGAGTGACACGTTCCACAATGACCTTGTGAAGCTAAGTGGGTATTCTGAGGTTCCATACTGGCAGGGTAGCGGAACGGGTGAAACGTTTGATTTTGCAGAAATTTCAAAAATCGATGTTACAACTGCTAGTGGTAACAAGGTATCTCAGTCGGGTATTATTGGCACTATTTTTGACCGTGATGCCTGCATGGTATGTAACGCCAATCCGAGAGTTACAAGTATTTACAATCCAAAAGGAGAATATTGGAATTATTTCTACAAGTACGATGCAAGCTATTTCAATGATACCATGGAAAATTGTGTTGTATTTATAGTAGCAGACACGTCAAAAAACAGCATAACAAAATGATAGTTAAAAACGTTGCAACCCTAAAAAAGTTGCAACGTTGCAACTATATTGAGGTGAGAAAAAATGCCAATTATAACAACGTATCAATGTTCGCAGGACGTACGGACAGTTCAAAAAACATTAACAAATGCAATTAATTATAATTGTGAAATACTGGATACTATGAACAGTTTTACACCCCGTATACGATTATTCTGTACGTCTGAAACGTTTAACGCAAATATGGTGTATATACCATTTTTTGATAGATACTATCACATAATTTCAGCGGACATTGAGAGTGCAGAAACTATTATTTTACAGTGTGAATTTGATATATTTACATATTCAGTAGCACTATTATCTAGCGAATTTTTAGTTACTAGAAATGAAAATATTGGAAGTACATATATCCCTGATACAATGTTACCATTAAAAGGTAATAAGGAAATGAAAGTAATAGAGTTTACTGGTGGAGATTTTAACCTTGACACTGCTACGGTAAATAGTTACAATTTTGTGCTAAATGTGGCAGGTGGTGGAAGTAATCAGGGAACTGCGGAGAATGGAGTGTAATTAAATGAAACTAAATACAGAAATATGGGGAACAGGTGAACAAATATCAGGAGCTCCAGAGGGTTTTAAAGGATTGCGTGCAGATTTTCCAAGATTAGCCGAATGGATTGAACAAGGAAAGGTAGCACTAAACCAGCATTTTGACCAATCGTTTTTAATCGGAACAAATTTCAAAAATCCAAATTCTATAATGATGTGGTGCGATAAATACAATCGTGACCCATCATTAAATACATTTTCTGACCCTATCGACACAGGAGTGTTTTTGGCAGGTACTGACCGTATGTCAAACTATGGTGCATTTTTTGAGGTTTCGCAGTGGAGGGTTGCATATGACCAAACAGAAACGTCATATATTAATTATAAACCGCTTTTGAAATTTCCATTTAAAGGTTTATGTTTTTTACCCGTTATACATTCATGTATTAACAAATCAGTAACTAACGATATACACCAGTTTTCAATAAACGATTATTATAATGGTGAAAACGAAAATACGTATCCATATATCATAGGAATAGAACTCCGCCCATATATTGGTAATTCAACTACACGTGGCTGGTATTTAAACGACTTTATTGGCAGAATAACCCCCTGTATGTATGGAGATTTTCAAAATTTTAGAAAGGATACATCGTATACTAATGCTGAAATGTTTCCTATGGGTGGAAATTTATTTGTTGACCGTTTAACATGGGGTTTGATGAACAGTAGCGTTTATTATGAATCAGGATATAATACCACAGATTGGTTAGTTAATACCCCATATGGTGACAAGTTATGGGAATTTGTGGCAGGAATAAGAGTTCACACCCATTTTAAGGGAACGAAAAAAGACATTTTTAAAATGTGTGCGAATACGGGGTGCTATTGTGCATTATCTGAAAATGCAGCTAAGCGTGATGATTTGAACAATCCGAGCGACGATATAATTATTGGAAAAATGGGTGAAGATGGCTCAATTTCTGACACTGTTTTACAGGGCGATGGCATTAAAGATAACACACAGCAAGACAAATGGAATGAACCTGATGATACAGGAGACGGATTTAACGGAATTGAAAATACTGACCCGAACAACTACACAGACAAAATAGATTTGAATAAACCTACACTATCAAATGTGAACGTTTTTAACCGCAGTTTTGCAGTTAATGCAAATACTGTAAAAAATTTGGCGGATTTTTTATGGAACGCAGACGAAACAAAATTTCAAGAAATTGTAAAAGGGTTAGCGTTAATGGGTGAAAATCCTATGAACGGCATAATTGATTTGCGTTTATTTCCGTTTAATGTAGCTTTGAAAAATTCGGCTACGCAAGCTGAACCGATTGTAATCGGCAGAACAAACACGGGTGTAAATGGTATTAAACTAACGGAAAATGTAAACAGTTTAATTGATTTAGGTGAATGCACATTTTTTACTAAATTCAAAAATTTCCTAGATTATGAACCATACACGACAGCCCAGCTATATATTCCATATATTGGCGTTGTACCAGTATCAACAGCTGAATTTATGGGGCATAGAATTTCAGTAAAAATGATAGTCGACTATACCACGGGTGCAGGAACGGCAATTGTATTTAAAGACGATATACCATTCATTTACAGAAATGGTGTAGTAGGCGTATCGATTCCAATGACTGGAAACGACAGTACAAGTTATGCAAATACAGTTATCGGAAATGTGGTTAGCGGTGTAGTAGGTGGTGTAACATCAATTGCTAGCGGAAATATTGGCGGTATGGTTAGCAGTGCCGAGAAATTGTATAGCGGTTTTGCGACTGGTACTAATTACCAAGAAGCGAGTGCAAGTTCGCCGTCTGTTGCAACGTGGCAACCTCAACATTGTTATTTCATAATTGACAGACCGATTTTAAACGTGCCTGACAATTACGGGAGAACTGTAGGTTATGCTTGTGAAAAAACTGAAAAACTATCAGATTTTAAGGGGTTTACAGTTGTTAGCAACCCTGAAATAAATTTCAGGTGTACAGACAGCGAAAGACAATATATAGTAAATATGTTACAAGGCGGTGTATTTGTATGATGAATGAATTTTATGCAAGTGGTTTAACAAATGAGCAATTGAAAGCGGAGATTTTAAGGCAAGGGCGTAAAGCAAATTTACGCCTTAGTCAATTGAAAAAAAGTGGAATGTACGGCAAGAACCCTATAATTTCTAGTAAATGGAATACGTTCCTACACGAAAGTAAATTTTCAACAAAAAAGAATTTTTTTAAGACGGGGTCAAAAGGCGAAAGCAGAGCAGAACTACTAAAACACTATGTACAGATTAGACAGTTTCTAGGACAGAAAACAACAGTGAAAGAAACAAAAGCTATCATGTCAAAACACGCAAAACGTTTAAATATTTCTGAGGAAAATGTTGATAGAGTTTTATCAATTTTTGGTAATAGCGGAATAAGTGCAGAGTTACCGAATAGTGATTTTGTGCAACAATTTATTGCTGAAATGGTTGAAAACGGGTTTAGCGATAATGAAATAAATTCATTGTTGAACCGCCTTGAAAGTTCAGCACAAACACAAAATGAAATGTACGATTTAATGCGTGAACAATTACAAAAGCTTGAATAGTTGCAACGTTGCAACTATTCTTTTAAAAAGGGGTGTAATAGTTGATAAGTGTAAACGATTTTGATTTTAACATTTTAAAAAATAATTTACAAACAGTTACAACCCGTACACGAGACAATCAATTTATAGAATATTACAATGCGCCTTTTGCGTTTGACATTGAAACGTCCTCTTTTTACGACGGCGAAAACAAAAGAGCGTGTATGTATATTTTTATGTTTTCATTAAATGGAAATTATGTATACGGCAGAACATGGGAAGATTTTGATTTTACATTGAATAAGTTAAAAGAAGTATTGCAATTAAATGAATATAGAAGAATTATAATATATATTCACAATTTAGGTTATGAGTTTCAATTTCTAATCGGTCATGAACGTTTCAAAGATGTTTTTGCTAGAAATGCACGTCACCCTATTAAATGTACTATGAATGATTGTTTTGATTTAAAATGTAGTTTAATGCTTAGTGGCATGAATTTAGCAAAGACAGCGGACGACTTAACAAGCGTAAAAATACAAAAATTAACAGGTGATTTAAATTACAAACTTTTAAGAACTTGGAAAACATTACTGACAAAAGAAGAATTAGGATATTGTGAGCATGACGTAAAAATTTTACATTATTTTATACTTGAAGAAATGGCAAAAAATGATAATGATATAACAAAAATCCCATTAACAAAAACGGGATATGTTAGAAAATATTGCCAAAACTACATTAAAAAACAGACATATTATCCAAAATATAGAGAGAAGATTAAGAAGATAGCCCCCGTTGATAAAGACTTATTTTGCCTATTGCATAAAAGTTTTATGGGTGGTTATACCCATGCTAACTATATGTATGTGGGAATGGTAATGGAAAATGTTGCAAGTATTGATTTTACAAGTTCTTATCCCTCTGTTATGATTAGGAAGAAATATCCAATGCAACCATTTACAAAAGTTCACATAAAAGATTTAACAGATTTTAGATATTGTATTAAAAATTATCCTTGCGTTTTTGAAGTTGAATTAACTAACGTTATTGCTAAAAAATGTAATCACATTTTATCACGTTCAAAATGCTCCGTTTGTAATAATGCAATAGTTGACAATGGGCGAATTGTATCAGCAGATAAAATATTTATATATTTTACAGATATTGATTTTAAGGACTTTGAACAATTTTATTCTTATGAACATTTATCAATTGGTAAATTTTACACGTCAAGTTATGGATATTTGCCCAAACAGATTATAGAATGTGCGTTAAAATTTTACAACGACAAAACCTCACTAAAGGGTGTGATAGGAAAAGAAGTTGAATATCTAGTCGGCAAAGGTATGCTAAATAGTTTATTTGGAATGTGCGTAACCAATCCAGTAAATGACGATATTGTTTTTGACGGCAAAGAATGGAATACAGAAAAAAAAGATATTGCAGAAGCATTACAAGAAAATTACATAAAGAATAAAAAACAGGTATTAGTATATCAGTGGGGTGTGTGGATTACTGCATGGGCTAGGCACGAACTTTTTAAAGGTATATTGAAAATTAATGAAGATGTTATTTATTGTGATACGGATAGTATAAAATTCTTAAACTATGAAAATTACAAAAACTGGATAAATGAGTATAACAAAAACTGTATTAATGAGATTAACAAAACATTAAACTATTATGAAATTGATTTGAATTTAGCTAAACCTAAAACAATTAAAGGACTTGAAAAACCTCTGGGGATATGGGATTTTGAGGGAGTTTACGCCCATTTCAAGACACTAGGTGCAAAGCGTTATGCTTATGAGCAGGACGGGAAATTTAATATAACAGTTTCTGGATTAAATAAAAAGTGTGCTGTTCCGTATATAGTTGCAACGTTGCAACCATTTGAATTTTTTGATAATGAAATGTATATACCGAAAGAGTATACAGGCAAAAATACATTGACATATATTAATGACCCATACAAAATTATGGTAAAAGACTATCAAGGAAATTATGCCGAAGTATCTGAAAATAGCTACATACACATGGAGGAACAGGATTATAACATGTCACTATCCGAACAATTCATATATTATTTAATGTGTGGTACAAATTTCGGTAGCGGTGCAAAAGAGCATACATTATTTGAGAAAAGTCAAGAATTGGCTACAAATTTCTGGGAGTGTGATTTTAATGAAAAATGAATACTATTCACTAAAAAAGATTAATAAGTTAAACGCACTATACAATTTAATTATAGGGCAACGTTCAAACGGTAAAACATACGCAGTATGCAAACAAGAAATAGAGGGATATTTCAAAAATAATTTTAGATTGGCATATATTAGAAGATACGATGAGGAAATTATGCCGAAAAATATCCAAAGTTTGTTTAAACCACATTCAGCATTAATTGAAAAACTATCCAATGGCCGGTTTAACAGCACTACATACAAAAATAGGGAATTTTTCCTATATAATACAGATACTGAGGAAAAATGTGAACAAAGTTTTTGCAAGTGCTTTTCTTTAAATGCCTGGGAGCGTACAAAAGGTGCAGATAACGGATATTTTAAATATATTCTATTTGATGAATTTATGACCCGTTCTTTTTATCTTAATAATGAATTTGTTATATTTACTCAACTTTTATCCTCTATTATGCGTGATAGAGATAACACTGTTATTTACATGATAGCAAATACTGTCAATCAATACTGCCCATATTTTGCCGAGATGGGCTTAGGTAAAATTTCAGATATTAAACAGGGTGACTTGAAGTTATTTACATATGGTGATAGTGAATTAACCTTAGCTCTGGAATACTCAGACAGCAGGGGCCAAACTGGAAAAGTTAGTAAATACTTTGCGTTTGACAACCCACAATTGAAAATGATAACTACAGGTCAATGGGAAATAAAAAATTACCCACACGCACCATTTAAAATTAAAAAGGAAAATATTGTATATAGGGCTTATATATTTTTTGATAGTGATATTATAGCTTGCAATATTGTACATTATAACAATAGCGTATTTCTATTTTTTAACATTCAAACAAAAACGGAAAATCTCGATTTAAAAAAGAAGATTGTATACAGTTTTGAAACTGATACGAACCCCCTACACGTCCAGTCACTAGCAGAACAGCCGACAGACGTACATAAACTTATTAATAATTTAATAACATTTAATCGTGTGTTTTATGCAGATAATTCAGTAGGTGAAATTGTTAGAAACTGGATAAACGCACAAAGCAAACACGCTATCAGTTTGAGAACATAAAAATAACCCCGTGAGATTTTCTCATGGGGATTATTTTTTATAATACATATTCTCTTAATACTGCCTGAATATTCGTCATTGTAGGTTTTACATACTCTTTATCATACGCATCACACAATAAATCACTTATGTTTTCATATCTCAAATAGCCGTTAGGTGCTATTTCCTGATTATCTAAAAACCACTCAACAGCCACACACTCAACTGTATTTGTTATAGTGTCAAATATAATCATCACAATGGGTTCACCTGATTTGTTTGCACTGTTATATCTGCCTACTGCCTTTTTAATTCCCTTAACCTCAGTACCATTAATTTTCATAATATTCGTTTCCTTTCTGTTGCAACGTTGCAACTTTAAAATTTTTATTTCACTTATAAAGTGGGCAGTGTTTTTATTTCTTTCCAGTCCCACCAATTACAATTGGTGTTTTCGGTTATATAATCAAAAACATCTTTTTCCTTAACGTGTGTAGGATTAACTCTATAGCCATTTAATCTTAAATCACTAATAAAATCGCTTTTGCGATTGTATTCACTTTCAATTATTACATACCGCTTTGTGTCCTTGTCATATACGCTTGCTTTGTAGGTTTTCATAATATTCGTTTCCTTTCTGTTGCAACGTTGCAACTTTAAAAATTTTTATTGTTAAGGTTTTTCTTTTGTTCCTCTCCCTTAACTCTATATATAGTATATCACACCACACCGCAATTGTCAATGAATAAATTGTAAACATTATATTTTTTCTTTTATGTATTTGTTAATTCTATTTAACTAAATATTTTTGCTCTTTATTGCGTAAGGGTATTATTTTTTATTTTCTGATTAGTCCAAATATTTGTACACTTTATCAGTCCAATTATTTGTACTTACTATCAGTCCAATTATTTGTACTCGCTTTACCGCTTTAGCACTTTACTACACTAAAGCATTGCTGACGCTTTAGCACTTTAGCACTTTACCATGCTAAAGTGGGAAATTGCCTTGCTTGCTAGAGAGGAGGGGGTA